AGCTAGAAGATTACTTTTTAAATCTAATTCAGCTATGGAAGCTGGCAAGAGAGTAGGCGATGCTTTACAAAATCATTACGCAGATATTATTTGGAGATTAAATCCCCAAACAAACAAAATAGTTCCAGTTGAACACAAAAAAATTGATTTAGCCTCTTCAATTGAAGAGCAGATTGAAATTTATAAAGAATATCAGCCGCAAGACGACAAAGATGCTGATAAAAAATTTAAGTACATAGATGAAATTAGAAACATCATTGTAAATGCTAATGATGCTTTAAATCAGCTTGCAGTAACAAATCCAGTTACTTGTGAAAGACAAATATCAATTCCGAATAACAGCTTAGGAGACTTTCCTTTCTCATCATCTCCGCTTCTAAGTGTAGTTGGCAGAATTGATTTTGATTTTGGTAATCATAATGTGCTCGGTAAAACCTTATCTAAAGAGGTAAATCCGACTGGAAATCATTCTCCAGCCTTTCCACATAAGATTATCGAATTAAAAACCAAGTATTCGAGACTTGGTAAAGTAAAAAAGGATGGTACGAGGAGTTTTCTTGTTTCCTCCTCTCCAGTTACTGCAAGCTTTAATCATTGTGTTCAATGTGCGGTTTATGCTGCTTATTACAATTTTCAAGTTCCAGTCTTTTTAGTTTATTCAACAAATTCTGATTACAAAATATTTGATAGTACAAATTGTCATCATCTAACTGTTGAAGGTATGAAGCGTAATTTAGAAATTATGTTTCGTACTCTTTTAAGAAGAGAAAAGATTTTATCCTTACACCAAGATTTAACTAGAGAAGAAATAATTGAAAAATGCGTTGAGCTGATTGAACCAGCTTTTGATCATGCTTACGCCTGGAGCGATCTGCCGCCTGATCTTCTCTTACAAGCAAAAGAATTATGGAAGGTAGCTTAAATGAATAACTACGACCAACATGATTTCTATCTTCAGCAAAAAGCTGAGAAAGAAAAAAGGCAGCATCGAAGATGCTACTTAATAACAACAATCCTAACTGGAGTAATATTATGGCTAATAATAATATAGATAAGCTAGTCCAAGCAGTTAACGAGTTTAAAAAATCGTTAAACGGACACACAATAACTATTCATGGTAAAAATTACAGTACAGTTGCTCATCGTATAGCGATAGCAAGAAGAGTACTTGGTACCTCATTAGATATTGTAACAAAACTAATAAGCATTGATGAAAATAAAGTAGTCATGCAAGCTGATGTTTATGTAGATGATAAACATATCTCTACTGGACACGCAGAAGAAGATCGAAAAGCATCCAGAATAAATCAAACGAGTGCATTAGAAAACGCTGAGACATCAGCTGTTGGAAGAGCTCTTGCATTCTGTGCTTTCATTTCTGATGGAATAGCATCAGCTGAAGAAGTTTCTGCTGCAATAGAGCAGCAAGAAAGCAAGATCCAAAACGCAATCAAGGAATTGAATGCCGTTTCACATAAAGGATCTTACGAGGCGTGGATCTCCAAAAATAAACAGTTCTTGTCAGAGTTAAAGTCAAACAATCCTTTAACTTACAAAAACTTTATGGAGCAATTCACATTAACTAAGAACAATCTGCAAACAAAAGGAGTTATCTAAAATGTCAGATGTTGAAAATAAAAAAGAGCGACCAGATCTTGGAGCCGCTTTTATAGCAACCAATAAAAAGACACCTCAAAGTTACGATCTGTCTGGAACGATAGTTGTTGAAAACACTAAATATCGTTTTGGTGCGTACAAACAAAAAGCTAGTGGTAAAGGCAGAATGCCTGAAGGCACAGAGTTTTATACTTTCTTTAGAGTAGAAAAACTTGAGGACACTGGTTTTAATCCTAGTGAGTTGGAGGCTTAAATATGGATCCTTCTAAATTCAAGAGTGTCGCAATAAATATCAAAACATATCAAATGCTTGAGAACTTATCTCAAAAGAAATTTGAAATTCCAATCTCTATGAGCAAGACAGTGGAGTTTTATATTCAAAAGGCATTTGAAGATTTTACTGCAAATGGCAAAAAAAAATCTTAACATAAGATTATCTGAATTAGAAAAATCCAGGCAAGAGGATTACGGATCATTCGATGGCAATATGAAAAGAATTGCTACTGCTTGGTCCGTACTTTTGCAGCCTTATCTCAAAAGAGATTTACCTGGATGGATCATACCTTTGCTTTACGCTCAAGCAAAGTTAATCAGAGCCACACATAAATTTAAAGAAGATACTTACGATGATGCGTTAGCGTACATCGTTCAATCTCATAACATGCACCAAAAAGAAGAGGAGAAAATAGATCTCCAGGAGCTTATCAATGCGGCACCATAATAACATTGTTAAGTTTCCTGGAGTTCAAAATCGTCAGGTTTTGGAGCAAGAAAAAGTAATCTTAGATGTAACAAAAACTATTTCTGCAAAAATGGAAATGGACAACTGGCATCTAATGGAAATCTACGATCATGAGCTGAGTGTCTTAACAAATTATGGAGAGGCTATTCAGTTTCCGCCAGTTATAGCTGGAAGATTAATTTCAGTACTGGCGACTAACATTAAAACTAAATCATTATTGGAGGAATTATTATAATGCGAAAAAAAAGAGAAAGCTTTTGCTCAATGAGCACAGCTTCATTTCTAAATCCAGCCACTGGTCCATTCAAACGATTGGATAATACGGCTTGGTACCTAAAGATAACAAAGCAAAAGCCTTGTTATTTTTTAAATATGAAAACTAAGTTTCAGCAGATGCCAGAAGCTTGTTTTGAAACGACAGCTAAAAATACACCAGAAATAAATTTTGAGGACATTAAAAAAGAAATCAATGAATTTGTGGAGGCGAATTATGTCAAGGCGTAGATCATCAGACGAATATTTATTTGGTGTTTTGCTTGGAGGAAACTTAAAGTTTTGCAGATTAAGCAAAGCTAAGTTTATGCCGCAGAAATGTTTAGCGGCAGCTTTAGGCGTTACTCATCAACAAATAAATAAATATGAAGCTGGAAAAAATATTCCATCGGCATATCGACTTAAACAAATGGCTGCTTTTTATAAAGTCAATGTAGATGAGTTGGTCAATCCAGGTTTTATTTACAATCAAACAAAGGAATTACATGAGAATAATTAATTTAGACGAAGCAGAAGTAAGATTTGAAAAATGCAAACCAGGATCATCTTGTAAATGGTTTGTAACAGTAGGCGTGCAAAAAGGCGATCACTACAAATTATTACTTGGAATTAAACTAAATAAAATTCCTTATTGTTGGTTTGATTTAGAAACTGAAGGAGCCGTAGGCAGCAGTTCTTTAGTCAAAGATGAAGTATTAAAAAATTCAGATCCAGGATTAGTCGATGTCAAACCAATTCATAATTAAAACAACTACTGGAGAGGCTAGCTTTGTTATGGAAGAAAAATTTAAAGCTGAAGAAGAAGGTTTTGAAAATGCAGAGCCAGTCTCTACTGAAGTTAAAAATGTAGAAATTAAAATTCAAAATATAAAATGGAAAAAAATAAATGAGTAATGTTGATTATAATTTACCAATAGATAGTAAAATACAAAGACTAAAAAGAAGATACCAAGGATTAAGTAGAGTAGCTGCTGCTATAAATGATTTATATATTTATGGAGTTTATCCTTCAAACTTTCCTAATTTAACAACAGTCCTTGAGCAAGCTAAGGACCACTGCAAACAGATCATTAAAGAAACTAAGCAAGAGATTGCTTTCATAGAAAATCCAAATGGTCTTTATGATTTAGTTATGAATGAACAGCTGCCTGATGCAGATGAAAATTTTAGAGACGATAATGATAGATAGTGAAACAATAAAAAGAATACAGCAAGATATAAGCTCTTTAGAAAAAGATAATGCTATCTTAGATAAAGATGTCCAGCTCTATAAAGTTGAACTTGAGCAATTAAAAAAACAATTACATGAGATTATGAATATTGAGAAGCAACACAAAAAGATGAATGGATTGTTGCATGAAGAATTAGCAAAATTAAAAGAAGAAAATAAACTTTTGAAAGCTGAAAACGAAATCTTAAAAAGATTAAAGAAACCTAATTAATGAATATCTACGATCCTATGAATATATTTAAAGTTTGGTTTTGGTTGATTATTGTTTGGATAATCCTTGGACTTTTGTTAGGATTTTAAAGTGAAAAAATTAAATACCAATCAAAAGATTGCTATTGCTGCAATTATAACTATTTTTATAATTCATATTTTATCTCAAACTGTTTTTACTCCAGTTAAAGTTTGTTTAAGAGATGTAGTGAAAGCTGGTTATAGTAAAGTTGAAGCTGAGTGGCATTGTATTGAACAAGGCTTGGCAAGATAGCCAGGCAGACTGCAAGAAGCAGTCCACCTAAGCTGTTTATAATTATTTATTGATTATCTTAGAGAATAGATTTGATTTATTAGCCAATGCTTTTACTTTAGCAAGAGCCTCTCTCTCTTCCTTAGTTCCTTTAATTAATTTATTTCCGTAAATGTTAGCGGAAGTAGAAAATAAAGTATGACCGATTTCGTTCTTTACTCTATTTTGATCTAATAAAGGATTAGAGTTCATCGCATTAATTAAATTAGTGCTGAACCTATGACGAAAGATTTTTGTTACAAAACCTTTTATTGGCGAAGAGATAACTTTAACATGACCAGCATGATTTCTTTCGATTGTTGCCAGTCCATGTTTAGCGTAAGTCTGCCACATCATATCTCTGATATACGCATAGCTTAATGGATTTCCATTTTTGCCTGGCAGTAACCAAACATTATCTGCTTTGTATTCAGATCTATAATTTAACCAGAATTGCAAAAACTTAGCAGCATCAGTATCTATTTCTATTGATCTTTTACTGCCTTTATTTTTAGTTCTGTTTTTATATTTGTGGTCTTGCCAAACACCTCTGATCCTTAAAAAATTATTTTCAAGATCTAAGCACGAATGCTCATGATGAAAATCTTTTTTAATACCAGCTAATTCAGAAGCTCTTAATCCAAAGAAATACATCATTGAAAAAATAGCAAATGTATTAATAGCATCTTGGTTTTTAGTCTTTAAACCTTCATAAAGACCAGACCAAATTTCATTTACTTTGCCTTGATCAAGATAGTTAATATCTACTTCTTTAGCGAAGTATTCATTATCATCCTCTGGCAAAACAGCTAAATGATCATAGATTTTATAAGTTAGCATTGAAAGATTAGGTTTAAGATTAACAGCATTAGCTCGTCTTAAAAAATGCTTAATATCTTTAACCGATTTCTTCATAGCCTTAAAAGAAAAGCCAGCAGCTTTAAGGTTATCCAAGTATTGTTCCATGTGCTCAATACCAAATTCAGATAACAAAACATTTGCATTCATATATTTTGAGATCCTTAATCGGTATTCCTGGTCGTACCTAGAAAGCGAATGCAGACTTACTCTGCCATCTTCGCTGTAAAGACTTAACTTCCATTCAGCAAATTTTTTAAATGCTTGATTAAAAGTTATGCCAGGTTGGCTCGTAGAAGGAACTGATTTCTGAATAAGCTGAAACATAGCATTCTCAGCATCAGTCTTTTTAGTGAATGGAGAGCCAGCTACTTTAACAGTTGATCTGTCAGAGCAAAGCTGAATTACAAACTTTCCATTTTTTGGTGTTACTCTATATATTTTACTCATAGATATTTAATACCTAACTGAGATAATTTTCCAATCGTCAATTGCTCTAAACTTGCAACTAATACGCTTTTCACTATTTCATTTAGTGAAACAGATAGTGAATTTAAGTGAATTAATTTGCTGATGTTCAGATTATCCAATATGGTATCGGAAAATATAATCATTTAGATAGTCCTTTCATTGTTATTTGTTTAACAACTGATGAGAGAATATTTAGAAAGGATTTTACGGATTAACAGTCAACTGCTCTACCAACTGAGCTACCGAGGAATAAAAGGCAATTATGCGTTTTTATTTTAGTCTCAGTCCACTGTCAAACTAAAATAGTGAAAAAAAATTCACTAAATATAAATCCGAGATAAAAATCTCAAATCAGTCAACTTATCTAGTATCATAAGTTAGGATTATCTCATAGGTCAAATTCACTACAATTTAGAATCGTTATTTAAGGAAGGATGTTTTGGCGAGTAATTAATTTTGTATTTTTTGTCATACCAAAGCACTTTCCACTGAACATCTTTTTTGAAGTTATTTTGTCTAGCATAGGCTTCTGCCTCATTTCTAGTTAACCAAACTTCGTTAGTGAAAAAATGCCATCGGTGCTCTTTAGGATTAAAGATAACAAGGCAATACATGGTTGGATTTATCGGTAGGATTGAAGTCTTAAAGCAAATCGTTTTTGTTTAAGTTCTTTTTGGTAGGCTTCTAATTTAGATATATTTTTAGATCGTTCTTGTTGTGAAAGCTCTGGCAAATCTTTTGCTGTTTTTAAAGCTTTTGTTTTCTTCAAACTATCTAAATAAGCTTTATGGCAATCCTTAGTTGGTGGATTACCTATTACTTGTTCTAAACAGAAAGTTAGATGATTAGCAGTAACAACAAAACTAGAATTGCGTTGTCCGCAATAGTCGCACTTAGGCGACATTTTTATTTTGGTTTTTTTCATAATTATTTGGATTGGCAGTGGCAGCCGTCAAGTAAAGTGCAGCCATACATAGTGTAATAAATGCAGCTACTTTGATTTCTCATCCTTGACCTATATTGCTTTTTCTGCGTGGAACTCTTTTGTTGTAGCTTTTAGCGTGTCTGCCTGGTCTTTTTTTTGGTGTAGTTTTTAAGAATAAAAATGCACCTATGTTAGTTTTCTTTTTAGCCATTATTCTTATTGGCTAATGTTCGAGCAATACTTTCGCCAGATCTGCCTACAACATAACCGCCTAAACCAATGTTTAATAAAGTCCAAACATCGCCAGGCAATTCAAAAGTAATAATTGTATCAGTAAATATTTTAACGATTGGTCCAGCAATATAATTCCAAACCAATATAAAAATTAAAACATACATAAGCATAGGTCGCCAACTTGCAGCAAACCAATTAGCTTTTGCTTCAGCTTCTACGATGGCAGCAGCTGCTTTAAGCTCTGTTGTACTAGACTGAATTAATTGAGTGTTTAATTGTGCTTTTAATTTTTCAGCTAAATCCTTATCAGCAACAGCCTTATCAACTGTTGAAAATAACATCTTAGCAAGTGGTGCAATAATATTAAGTGGTGGCATTAGTATAACCAAGCATTAGGTCTCATTTCAAAACCATTATGTTTGTCCAATAAATCGATATGAATAAATGTTTTAGCAATTCCTAAGCCAGATACTTTTGGCGAAAAGAAATCTATAAGTTGCTTTCTATGTTGTGAATTTGAAACATGAATATCAACAGCAAAACCAGTAGTATGAGGACCATGTTCTCCAGTATTCGAAACAGCTTGATTGTGCGATCCGCATCGGTAAGCACTATTAATAATTAATTTGCCTAATACTTCTCTAGCTTGTTGTAATAAATCTATTAAATCAGAAGCTATTTCTACTCTGTTACAACAGCTACATTTAAACTCATTAAAACTAAAGTTAGTCCAATGGTCTCGCCATTGACCAGGCTCTCTAATAATTTCGTTCATGTAATTAAAATTTAAGCTTTAAATATCCAAGGATCGTAGCCGCTACTCCGCCAAGAAAAACTAGCAAAGCAATCATTCCTTTGCCTTTGTTAACTGTTGCTTTTAAATCGTTAACATCTTTACGAAGATCTTTAATAGTGTCTATTAATGTTTGCATTCGTTCAGCACATAATTTTTCATGCACGGATAGCCTTATACCAGTAGCGGTTTCTGTATATTGTTTAGGAGTGATCTTCCTTTTGGAAGCCATTAGTCCTCTTTTTTCTTAGAAGAAAAGACATCGTCAAAAGCATCTTTAAAGAATTTAACAATTCTTTCATTATGCTTAGTGATTTCTTTTTTCCAGAATTTGTAAGAATACATATCTTCAATTGATTTCATCCAATTATCTAACATTGTAATTATCCTTAGTTATTTGTTGATTGTTGATTGTTAAGCGTTGAGCTTAATTAATATTGTAAAGCTACACCTCTAATTCTAGCTTCTTTAGAACCTAAAGATTGGTTAGCAAAATTTATTCTGTATTTAAGTTGTGTTCC